TTTGGCCGCCAGGCCGAAGCCGCGCTTCGCGACGGATGCACCGTCATCACCCGCCCGATCCACGACGCCAAGGAGCCCCGCTAATGGCCATCTCCCTTTCCAGCATCTCCCGCACCACCCGCAACAGCCTGCCGCCCCGTGTGGTCGTGCACGGCGACGGCGGCGTGGGCAAGTCGACGTTCGCGGCCGGCGCCTACAAGCCGGTCTTCCTGCCGTTCGAGGATGGCCTGTCGGGCCTCGAGGTCGACGCGTTCCCGCTGCTGCGCAGCTACCAGGAGGCCGTCGACGCGCTGGCTGCACTGGCGTCCGAGCAGCACAGCTACGGCACCGTCGTGGTGGACAGCCTGGACTGGCTGGAGCCGCTGGTGTGGGAGAAGGTCGCCCGCGACCACGGCAAGAAGTCCATCGAGGAGATCCCCTACGGCAAGGGCTACGCCGAGGCGCTGCCGCTGTGGCGGACGTTCCTGGATGGCCTCAACCACCTGCGCGAGACCCGCGGCATGGCCGTGATTCTGATCGCGCACAGCCAGATCAAGCGGTTCGAGGCGCCGGATTCGGAGCCGTTCGACCGGTACGAAATCAAGCTCCACCGCGGCGCCAGCGCGATGGTGCGCGAGTGGGCCGACATCATCGGNTTCGCGCACCACGAGACGGCGATCAAGAAGGACNNCAACGGCTTCACNACCCGCGCGCGCGGCGTGGGCACCGGCCGGCGTCTGCTGCGTGTGGTCGAGACGCCCGCGTGTGTGGCGAAGAATCGCTACTCCTTGCCCGACGTGCTGCCCCTTTCGTGGGACAGCCTGTTGAGCGCGATGAACCCCGCCGCGCAGGCGGCGTGATCAACGGGGCGCCTGACGACNCGACGGCCCCAGCCCCACCCTTCAACCCCGCAACAAGAGGAAANCACCATGGCACTGATCGGCCATTTCGACGCCACCAACGTGGCCCCCAGCGAGGATTTCTCGCCCATCCCGGTCGGCGAGTATTNGGCGCACATCGTCGACTCCGACGTCAAGCCGACCAAGAACAACACCGGCCACTACGCCGAGCTGGTGTTCGAGGTGACGGCCGGCGAGTTCAAGGGCCGCAGGGTCTGGACNCGCNTGAACCTGGACAACCCGAACCCGAAGGCGGTGGAGATCGCCCAGCGCGAGTTGTCGGCCATCTGCCACGCGGTCGGCGTGCTGCAGGTCACGGACACCCAGCAGCTGCACTACAAGCCGCTGGTGATCCGCGTGGACATCGAGGAACGCGACGGCTACGGCCCGCGCAACGTGATCAAGGCGTACAAGGCCGTGGCGGGTGGCGTGGGAAACGCGCCGGCGGGTGCGGCCCCGAGTGCCCCGGCTGCGACGGCTGCATCCCCTTCTAGCGCCGCCCCGCCGTGGGCGCAGAAGGCGGCCTAACGCTGCGACGCGAGCCCGGCGCGTAATCCGGGCTGACCTACGGGGCGAATGCGCAGGCTGATGCGCTGACGAAAGAAGACGCTGGACGGCATAGCCGGACGATGCGGAAGCCGGAGATCAGCACCGGCCGCCCCACCCTTTCACTGGAGACACCATGGCCACCCTACCCGAACGCCCGCAGTCGCAGACGGTCACTGCCATCTACTCCTGGTGGGCGGGNAAGCCGCAGCGGCNCNGCCGGCGCCTTGGCGCCAGCCAGATCGGCGAGGAATGCGAGCGCCGCCTGTGGTACTCGTTCCGCTGGTGCCAGCGGCCCGAGCTGGAGCCCGATGGGCGCATGAAGCGCCTGTTCAACCGCGGGCACCGCGAGGAAGCGGTGTTCACGGAGGAACTGCGTGGCATCGGCTGCGACGTGCGCGACATCGATCCCAGCACCGGCGAGCAGTTCACCTTCACCGCCGTGGGCGGGCACTTCGTCGCCAAGATCGACGGCGTGGCACTTCGCGTGCCCGAGGCGCCCAAGACCTGGCACAACCTCAGCTACAAGACGGCAAACGCCAAGAGCTGGGCCGAGCTGAGCAAGAAGGGCCTGCAGGCCGCGCAGCCGAAGAACTGGGCGCAGAACCAGGTGGAGATGCACCTGGCGCAGCTGACCCGGACGCTGTTCCTCTCGGTCAACAAGGACACCGACGAGATCTACGCCGAGCGCGTGAGGTACGACGAGGCGGAGGCCGCCCGCCTTCTGGCGAAGGCCGAGCGCGTCATCTACGCGCCCGAGCCGCTGGCGAAGCTGAGCAACGATCCAGCGTTCTACAAATGCAAGATGTGCCCCATGTCGCCGACCTGCCACGGCGAAGCCCTGCCGCCGGTGTCGTGTCGCACGTGCTTGCACGCGACCCCGGAGCCGGATGGCGATGGCCGCTGGTCCTGCGCGCGCTTCGGCTGCGACGTGACCACCGAGACGCAGCGCGCCGCGGGCGAGCAGTGCCCCGAACATCGCTACATCCCCGCCCTACTCGCCAACTGGGGCGAGCCGGTCGACGCCAGCGAGGCCGAGAACTGGGTCGAGTACCGCGCGCCCGATGGTCTCACCTTCCGTAACGGGCCGTGGGGCGTGGGCAGCTACACCAGCAAGGAGCTGGTCAACGCCAGCCCGGCGCTGCTGCGGCACGCCGAGTTCCTGGCGATCCGCGAGCGGGTGAACGGGCAGGTGGTGGAGTTTCAGTTGGATAAGGAGGCGGCATGACCCGCCACCGCTGGACCCCCGACTGGGACGCCAACCTGCGCCAGCTATACCCGGACATGGTGACGCGCGAGGTGGCCGAGGTGCTGGGCCTGCCGATTTCCGCTGTCCGGAACCGGGCGCAGAGACTGGGCCTCAAGAAGTCCGAGGCGTTCCACCAGCTCAAGCCAGGCGTTTTCCGGCCAGGGCACGACACATGGAACCGGGGCAAGAAGGGCGTGACCGGCGTGCAGGAGGCGTGCCGGCGTACCCAGTTCAAGGGCGGGATACGCGGGCAGGCGGCCTACAACTACCGCCGCATCGGATCGCTTCGCATCGCCTACGGCGTGCTGCAGCGGAAGGTCACGGACGACCCCGGCCTCAAGGGCTGCCGGAAGTGGCAGCCGGTCCACCGCCTGGTGTGGGAGGCGGCAAACGGGCCGGTGCCCGAGGGGCATGTCGTGGTGTTCAAGCCCGGCCTGCATACCACCGTCGAGCACGAAATCACGCTGGACCGGATCGAGTGCATCACCCGCGCCGAGAACATGCGGCGCAACAGCTACCACACACGGCTCCCGCCGGAGGTTGCCAAGCTTGTGCAGCTTCGCGGCGCGCTGAACCGAAAGATCAACAACCGACTGAGGAAGCAACATGAAGAACAGGGTCAGTGATGTGCGGGATCACCTGGTGGCCGTCATGGAGGCGCTCAACGACGAATCGGCCTCGCCGGAGAAGATGGCGGCCAATATCGAGCGTGCCAAGGCCATGAGCGGGCTTGCCCAGCAGTACGTCAGCGCTGTGAAGGTCGAGATGGACGCGATCCGCCTGTATGACGAGACGCGCATGCTCCCGACCAGCGTTGATGTCCCCAGGGAAGAATCGCGCGGCGTGGCCCGCATCGGGAGGGTGGCATGAGCGACGAGCACATTGGCACCCTTGCCCGGCTGACCTGCGAGCAGCTGGCCGAGCGCGCGGCCGAAAGGATCATGGAGCTGTCGAAGCCGCACGCGGTCTGCATCGATCCCGACGGCCGCGTGACCATCGAGCCCTACGACACAGCGGTGTTCGAGGACGTCGTCGGCGTCTACAGCCGCGACCTGGGCCTGATTCCGCTGTACCGGGAATTGCGCGACACCCTGGCGTACGTGATCGAGCAGCGAGGCATCACCGGGCAACGTAGGCGGCGGTATGTCGTAAGCGAGCGGAGGGCGGCGTGATGGCAGATGGATCGCACGGTTTCAACTTCCCCCGCCCGCAGGTGTCGCGCCTGCGCCCGGGCGAGATCGTCATCGACCTCTTCGCCGGCGGCGGCGGTGCCAGCGAGGCACTGAAGCAGGCCCTCGGCATCGACCCGGCCCTGGCCTACAACCACGACGAGTGGGCCATCGGCATGCACGCCGCCAACCATCCGCTGACGATCCACCACCGCGAGGACATCTGGCACGCCGACCCGCGCCGCGACGTCGCCGGCCGCCCGGTGGGCTGGTTCCATGCCAGCCCGGACTGCACACACTTCAGCCAAGCCAAGGGCGGCCAGCCGCGCAGCCGCAAGACCCGTGCCCTTTCGTGGGTGGTGCTCAAGTGGGTCGGCCAGCTCGCGAAGGTCGGGCTGGCGCCGCGTATCATCAGCCTGGAGAACGTCTGGCAGATCCTCACTTGGGGCCCGCTGGTGGCCAAGCGCGATCGCGCCACCGGCCGCGTGCTCAAGATGGACGGCACCGTGGCCGCCCCGGGCGAGCGCGTGCCGGTCGAGAACCAGCAGCTGGTGCCGGACAAGCGCCATGCCGGCCGCACCTGGCGCCAGTTCGTGGCCGCGCTGCGTGCTTACGGCTACCAGGTCGAGTGGCGCAAGCTGCGCGCCTGCGACTACGGCGCCGGCACGAGCCGCGAGCGACTGTTCCTGATCGCCCGGCGCGACGGCGAGCCGATCCGCTGGCCGGAGCCGACCCACGGGCCCGGCCGCGCACAGCCATACGTGCCGGCCGCCGCGTCGATCGACTTCTCGGACCTCGGCCGCTCGATCTTTGACCGGCCGAAGCCGCTGGCCGACGCCACGCTGCGCCGCATCGCACGCGGCGTTGTGCGTCATGTGCTGCAGGCGCAGGAGCCGTTCTTCCTGACCGAGTTCGCCAACGCCAGCGCCGGCCGGATCTGGTCGGCCAGCGAGCCCTTGCGCACGCAGTGCGCCGGCGTCAAAGGCGGCCACTTCGCGCTGGTGTCCGCATTCCTTGAACAGGCCTGCGGCGGCTACTACGAAGGCGCCGGCCAGGACCTGCGCCAGCCGACGCCGACGATCTGCGCGAAGGGCAGCATCCAGCGCCTGGTATCGGTCGAGCTGTCGCCCGATCAGCGGGCCGGTGCCGAGCGTGTCGCCGCGTTCTTGGTGAACTACTACGGCAACGGCACCGCCCTGGACCTGCGCGAGCCGCTGGACACCGTGACCACCCGCGATCGCATGGCGCTGGTCACCGTCATGGTCCGCGGCACGCCCTACGTCATCACCGACATCCGCCTGCGCATGCTCAAGCCGGCCGAGCTGTTCCGCGCCCAGGGTTTCCCGCCGGACTACATCATCGACCGCACTGCGGACGGCCGACCGATCAGCGGGACCCACGCGGTGCGCATGGTCGGCAACAGCGTCAGCCCGCCGCCGCTGCGCGCGCTGGCCGAAGCGAACCTCGACCCGGTGGTCGAGATGGCGAGGGCGGCGTAGCGATGCAACTCCGCCCCTACCAACAAGCCGCCCTCGACGCCTGCTGGTCCTACCTGCGCGCCCGCCCCGGCAACCCGGCCCTGGTGCTGCCGACGGGCGCAGGCAAGTCGCCGCTCATGGCGGCGATCGCGCGAGACGCCTACGTCAACTGGGGCGGCCGGGTCGGGATCATCGCCCACACGCGGGAGCTGGTGGAGCAGAACTACGACAAATTCCGCAAGGTGGCGCCCGACCTGCCGGCCGGCATCTACTCGGCCGGCCTGGGCCGGCGCGACCGGTTCGACCCCATCGTGTTCATGCAAATCCAGTCCGTCGCTCACCGCGCGGCCAACTTCGGGCGCTTCGACCTGCTACTGGTCGACGAGGCCCACCGGATCCCGCTCAAGGGCGAGGGCCGCTACCTGCGCTTCATCGAGGACGCCAAGCGCGTGAACCCCGCGCTGCGCGTGGTGGGCCTGACGGCCACGCCCTACCGGCTGCAGGGCCAGGCGGTGCCGGTGTGCGGGCCGGAGCACATTCTCAACGAGATCGCCTACGAGGCGCGCATCCCGGACCTGATCCGGGACGGCTACCTGTGCCCGCTGGTCAGCAAGCTCGGTGACACGCCTGACCTGTCGGGAGTGCACGTCCGCGGCGGTGAGTACGTCGAGGACGAATTGGCGAGCGCCATGCTCAAGCTGGTGGAGCGGACGGCAGACGACCTGTGTGCCCGCGCCGCCGAGCGCAACGCCTGGATCGTGTTCTGCGTCAACGTGGCGCACGCCGAGGCGGTGCGCGACGCGCTGCGGGCGCGCGGCGTGGCTGCCGGGCTGGTGCATGGCGGCACGCCTGCCGGAGAGCGCGACGCGCTACTGGCCGACTTCCAAGCCGGCCGCCTGCGCGCGATGGTCAACGTCAACGTGCTGTCGGAGGGCTTCGACGCCCCGCACATCGACTGTGTCGCCATGCTGCGGCCGACCAAGAGCCCGGGCCTCTACTATCAGCAGGTCGGACGCGGCTTCCGGCTGCACCCGTCGAAACAAGATTGCCTGGTGCTCGACTACGCGGGCAACGTGCTCGAGCACGGACCCGTCGATCAGATCCGCGTGCGGCGGGCGAAGCCTGGGAAGGCGCCCGCGGTGCAGACGGGCAAGGCGAAGCAGTGCCCCGGGTGCGAAGCGCTGCTGGCGGTCGGCGTGCGCACTTGCCCGGACTGCGGCCACCAGTTCACCACCGGCGCCCCGGACCACCTCGACCGCCCGGTGGGCGCGCCGGTGCTGTCGACCGAACGCGAGCGCGTGGTGCGCGAGCACCGCGTCGATTCGGTTCGGTACTCAAGGCACCCGGGCAAGGGCGGCAAGCCCGACAGCTTGCGCGTGACGTACCAGTGCGGCCTGCGCCGCATTTCGGAATGGGTGTGCCTGGAGCACGGCGGCTTCGCGCGCACGCGCGCCATCGAATGGTGGCTGCGCCGCGACCCTCAGAACGTGCCGCCCCGCACGGTTGAGGAGGCGCTTGACCGGGCCTATCGGCTGCCGACGCCGGCGGCGATCACGGTGGACGAAACGGACAAGTACCCCCAGGTGTTGGGCCACACGTTCCCGCCGCCGGGCGAGGCCCTGCCGGCCGACCCGCTGCCCAAGGCCCGGCAGACGCCGGCTTGGCTGGCGGCGGCGATCGGCGG